GATGGCTTGATACTTATATCTTGGTTGGAGATGTAAATAACCCTCGCCAATTTGCGAGCGGAGTCACCGCATTAGAGGAAAGATTGCGGTCCATTGCGGAGAAAGAAAAAGCCCCGACTCCAGTAAAGGAGTCAGGGCTTGGGCCTCAGAGCTTAAACGAAGGGGATTTGCAATTCCCGAGTCAGCGTCTGGCGCTGGGCAGCGATAACACGGGCAACGACGATGTCAACTTAACAAGTGGATTATTCTCATTGGCCCCACGCTCACTCCCCGAAGTAGCCGACACGATCCTCGCCGCGCAGATGAAAAAGCCCGCGTTCTTCGAGGCGTTTGTGACGCTGGCGAGGCGGAAGATGGAGAAGCTGTGGAAGGATGGCGATTGGCGCGTTGATAAGCGCGGCATCGCGTCTCGTCGTGTGGGCTTTGACTCCCGCATGGCTGGCGTTCGTTCCACGGAGAACATCGAGGCAGAGCGCAAGTTTCGGCTACGCTCCCGGCAGCGTGAACTCATTGATGATGGTATGAACGCGCTGAGTCCTGAGACGCTGGCGGCATACGACCAAGGTTTGACGACGTTGGAAGATCAGCCGCTTATCTCCGCGATGCTGAACGATCACGGTAAGCTCATGTCGAAGACGACGGCGGAGAAAGCGGGCAAGCTCAAGACGGATGGCAAGGGCAACGCGGGCGATTATGACGACGCTCCCCGCCTGCCGATTGCGTGGTATTCTAAGGGCGCAGGCATCATGCCCGACGTGATGGCGGAAAATCTCGGCTTTGATTCGGTCCCTGCATTCTGGGAAGCCCTCCGATCTGCAATCTATTCGGCCAAGACGGCTAACGACGCCTTTAAAAAGGCGCGTGATGCAGTGCGCAAAGTCGAGACTGATGCTCTCGCGCAGGCCAAGAAGGAAACCGACACCTGGGCGAAGGACGAGACGGCCAAGATCCCCACGGAGAAAGAGCGCCAGATGATGGCCCTCCGCACGCTGGACGCCATCCTCTCCGCGTTCCCTCCCGAGATTCGCGCCAAAGTGGGCGGATTTGTGAAGCTCGCTTCATTCAGCACGGATGCTGCCCGCGAGGCTGAAATCACTCGCCGACTCGCCAAGCTGGAAGAGGTCATTGAGGAAGAGGCTAAAAAGCACTATGCCGCGAAGATTGGCAAGATGCTGGATCGCTACAAGTCGCAGAAAGACAGCTCGGGCCGCATTTCCGGCAAGCTCATTTCCACGGCAACGGAGCAGGTGGACTATGCTGCTGAGATTGCAGACTTGGACGTTGCCGCGCAGGCTGAAAAAGGCGACGCGCTAGAATCGCTGATTGAGAAGTCTGACGACGCCGATGTTGTCCAGGATGCGCTGAACAAGCTCGGCATTCTCCGCATGTTTGAGACGATGGACCTCAAAGACTCGCTCGCTTTGGAGTCTGCCGCCGAGTGGCTGGAAACGACCATTGCAGACGGCAAGCTCGGCAAGAAGATCGTGGACGAGGCTCGCAAAGAGTTCTTGGACGACATGCGCGAGCAGGCGCAAGCGCAAGTCTTGGACGGCAAGGCGCTGAACATTGACGACGCGAACAACCTCACGAACGTGAATCGTGCGCCTATGCTGGCGATGGTTCAGCGGCTACGCGGGATGATGTCGGAGGCACTATGGACGACCGCGCAACGGCTGGAGATCATCTTTGGTGAAGGCTCGAAAGCGTCTGAATACTTCGCGGGGCAGGCCGTGGCCGCAGCGAACAAAAGCAACGACATCAAGCGTGCAGTCTCCGCGCAGCAGCGGGAAATCTTGGGCGTAATCTTTGATAGTGACAGCAAGTTCACGCACGCGAAAGGCATCGCGAAGCTACAGAAGCCGCGCTTGTCTGGTGTGGTGGTCCGCCGTCCTGTCACGAAGGACATCACCTTGGACATGGAGACGCTGACAAAGCTCGCCGATGGGACCATGACACCCGAGACGGCAGGCATCCGCGAGGATGAGTTGCAGACGGCAATGGACGAATGGGCCGCGAGTGACCGCAAGCGCAGCGTCACGATCACGCAAGTCGTGAACGTGGGCACTGAAACCGACCGCTTCATGTCGGAACTCCAGGGCATCCAGTGGCGGCTATGGTGGAATCAGGCGGACTCTAAAAAGCAGATGGAGCGCGATGGGTGGAGCGAGGAATCAATCAAGCAGCTCGACGCTTTCCTCTCCGACGAGGCGAAGGCGCTCGGTATGTGGATTTCCGACAGCTACGGCGAGGCGGCTAAGATGATTGATCCTGTTTATCGCCGTCTCTTCAATGCTCCTTTGCCACGGATTAAAGGCTATGCACCAATCTACCGCATGACGCTTTCGACCTCGGCGGATGTGATGGACCTCGGCAACTCCGACATGAACAGCGGGCTTGCGGCTGGCTTTACGAAGTCCCGCGTCAATACCACCGCTCCGCTCCTGGAGATCGACGCTCTCGCCGCGTTCCTGTCCCATTGGGAAAACGTCTCGCACTGGGTTTCACACGCTGAACTCATGCGGGATATGAAGGCCATCTTGCTTGATAAGAACGTCTCGACGGCCATCCGACAGAAAAAGGGAGATGGCGCTTTGTCGCGGCTGAAAGAGGATGTCAAAACCATCGAGAGCAACGGCACCAACTCTGCGAAGGAATTGACCGGTCTAAGCCGAACATGGCGCTGGCTCATGCAGTATCGCGCCTACAAGGGACTGGCGTTCCGCATCTCGCCAATCATGAAGCAGACACCCGCGCTGCTGAATCCGCTGCTGGCTGACGTTCCCGCGCATAACTACGCCGCAGGTCTTGCTCGTGCATTCACAAGCCCGCAGGAGTTTGCCGCTAACATCTCCGCGATGTGGAAATCTGACATTGTTCAGCGCCGCATTGACGGCGGTTTCAGTGCAGAGGCAAAGATTGCACAGCAAGGGGCATCCATGACAGGATCGCAAGCCATCGTATTCATGCAATCTGGCATGATGCCAATGGCTTATGTGGATGCTGGATGGACGGCTATGGGCGCGGCTATTGCCTTCGACTACTACAAGCGCAGCTACATGGCGCAAAACGAAGGAGCAACGCCAGAGATGGCCGATGCCGCCGCTACTGCCCGACTTGAGCGGATGATTGCCACCTCCGCGCAACCTTCCGACGTTTACGCACGCGCCCTCTACGAGCGTTCCGGTAATCCGTTCATGCGCTCAATGGCGATGTTCGTCTCCGATCAACGCAAGGCGCTAGCCATTGAAGTCTTGGCACTTCGCAAGCTCATCACCGGCAAGTCGAAAAATAAGGCGCTGGATGTTCAGCGCGTGCTTGTGGCTCACTTTATCCAAGCGGCAGTTTCGCAGACGATGGCGGGCGCTTTGGCTTCAATGTTTGGAGACGATGACGACAGCGAGCGCGAATGGAGCACGGAGCAGTGGACGCTTGCTCTCAGTCTCGGGCCGGTAAACGGGCTGTTCGTGCTTGGTCGTCTCATTGACAAAGTGGGGCGCGGGCTTCTCGGCCTTCGCATCTTCCCAAACAACGACCTTGCTGGCAAGGCTGCGGACGATCTTATCCGTGGAACAAAGTCAATGGATGAGCTTTTCAATCCCGACGATGCCGAAGACGTGATGACCTCACTTGATGCGCTCTCCGCTGCCGCTGGCTCCGTTGGTTCTGGACTGTTCGGCCCTGCGGCTGGCGCTGTGGACGTGTCAGCGAACCTCGTCCGCGAAGGAATCAAGATCCTGCAAGCTCTGGCGGAGGAGGATTAGCAATGCGGAAGCTCCGAGAAGTCGCAGCCGAGTTGGTGGCATTTGGCCGAAGGATCGGAGCGGCGCTCATCGCCAAGGATAATGGAAATGATCCTGCGAGGATGGGGCGCGGGGGCAAGAGTCGTCGGTAGTCCTGCCCAGAAATCATCCGCAGGCCTCGGCGCGTAGTCGTCCTGCTCGATGGTCATGGCAGGAAGGGCTGGAGTTTGGAGAGGGCGGATGATTCTGGCAAACTTCCATCACAAAGCATCTGGTGAATGTTTTCAGCGTGAAACTCTGTTTCGTCTGAGTGATGAACTGGAATGAATCCGCCCTCTACGGTTGCTTCATGTCCGTGCTGATATCCTGCTGTGTAGGCGCGAATGAGTGACACCTTAAACGCCTCATGCGCCTCCCTGATCGCCTCCCGCATGGCTTTGTTTTCTTCCTCCTGTCTCAATCTTTCCGGCAGAGCCTCCCAAAATGTTTTGAGCGCCTTTCGCATCTCCTCGCGCTCTGTCCGCATGGCTTCAATCTCCGCCAATGCTGCGTTGCGCTCGCGTTCAAGGTTCTCGCAAAAAGCGATGGCTGGACGAAGATCCTCTCCGCAGAAAGTGTATCCATCTAAAGATGCACGAAGCGTTTCGGGCGTGGCAGTGTGTGATGATGTGCTCATAGTGATGAATGGCCCCCAATCCTCCACCCTGCGCAAAATCCGTCAATTTTATTTTGTTGCGATTTGCGGCGGGGCAATGATATATGATCATCATGGCCGCCTCACTCCTCCGATCAGTTACCGCAACCGCGTCTTACGTCGCTCTCGAAGATGTTCGATGCAGCGCCGTGACCATCCTCAACAAGACCGGCGCGACTCTCTCTGTTGAGATGACGAACGACTCTGGCGCGGGCAAGGAGATCGTTCTCGCGGACGGTCTTTCCGTCGTTATCCAGGTCGTCGCCAACGCGAAGGAAATCAAAATCAAATCCGCGTCCGGCACCACGGGCGTTTACCTCGTCATTGACTCATGAGCTTTAATCTTCGCAACGCACTTTCTAACGCATTCGTCGGGGGTGGCGGAGGTGGGGCAACACTAGCCGCTAACACCTTCACAGGCGCGCAGGTCATCTCCGTCAAGGGCGTGGTATCCACACCGCCGCTTTCGCTAACAGGCACAATCTTTTCAGGTGGCAGCGCGACGACCACGAAGCCGCAACTCCTCATCGAGCCAACAGGAACAACGTCCACCAACTGGAACACGGCAGGAACGATGCTTGGGTGCAACGCGCCGAGCGGGTTTGCAGGCAACCTGCTCGATCTTCAGCGCAACGGGACGAACTTCTGGCAGTTCCAGGCCGTCGGCGCATCAGAGTCGTTCCCAACTTTGCTTTACGGCCCACAGTCGTCAGGACTTGCCATGAAGTTCAATGGCACACAGGCCATCTTTCGCCGAACGGATGCCCATGATTTCATCAGCTTTGCGTGGACGGATGTATGCATTGCATCACCGACAAAACTGGGATTCAACGGCTCATCCGCCGTCATGGGTGGAGGCAACGGAACGTGTGACGCCTTCTTTATGCGCTCCGCCGCCGCCAGCATCAAGATGGGGGCGCTTCACGCCACGACGGCCACGGACCAAACTTTCAGCGCTCATAACGTCACCAACGGCACTGCTGCAAAGCTAACTATCTCAGGAGGTAACGCTGTGACCACCGGCACGGGTGGCGCGGTTGAGATCAAGGGCGGCACGGGCGGCACTGCCAACGGCCAAGTGCTCATCAAGGATATTCCCACCGTCAATCCTGGCGCTGGCTATCTTTGGAATAATGCAGGAACTCTTGCAATCGGAACCTAACACCCATGAACATCACCCCAGATCCACGCGCCGACAAAGGGTTGGACTCCCTCCGCGCTCGCTACAACGAGCAAAATAAAACAACGCATACGACGGCGCAATTCTGCGCCATCCTACTTAATGCTGAAGGCAACACGGAGATGGACCGGCTCCGCGACATCAAACGTGCCGAATCCAAAGGCTTCATTGATCAGTTTAATGCTGCCACTGACGCACAAAAAGCCGCAGCTCTCGACGCACTCAAATGACGCCAGACATTTTAAAGGCCGCTATTCAGGAAGCTCTTCAAGCGCAGTTCAACGCTGGTGCTGCTGTCACGAAACTGAGCATGATCTTCGATGCGGTTCACCCAGCTCCGACAGCGCCTGATACGCCACCAGAGACAGTAACAACCGAAGCATGAACCGCCCGCGATCCATCCGCTACCGCATTGAGCGCGGAGGCATGACGCCTGCACAGGTGGAGTGCATTAAGTGGGCGCTTAGCGAGTGGTTTAACGCAATGCATGGATGGCTCGTACTAAGTGAGGATCACGCCTCCGCTGACTGGCAATTCTCGTTCTCACGGCATCCGAACTATCCCGCCAAGATTGCGCGCTGTGATCACATCTCCGACACCGTGAAGATGATCACCTTCGATCCTCGCGAACGGTGGGCGGTGACAGGATGGGCGCGATTCTGGGGCGCGGGCTCATGCCTCCGCACCTATGCGCTGCATGAAATAGGCCACGCCATCGGGCTACACCATAGCGAGAACGTCAACTCACTGATGCATCCGAAGCCGGTCAACGCCCGCATTGATGCGGAGTGCCAGCGGGACGCGCTCGCCACACTCTCAAACCCATGACGCCAGAACAACTCCTCCTCACCGCCTTTTCTGGCATCCTGTCTTTTCTCGGTTACGTCTTGAAACTGCTCTGGTCTAAGTCCGAGGCTTGCGAGAAGTGGCGCACTGAGAAGGAGCCGTTGATTACAGAGATGGCAGAACGTCTTGGGCTGGCGGAAGGCGCTGCAAATTTGATCAATTCTTGCAGTGTTAAGGACTGCCCTTTTGCTGGCAAGCTTGACCACACTTATTCCGTTGAGAAAGACCACGAAACAAAACGCAAACGCCCGCCACTATGAAAACCGCCATCTTGATCATCACCCTCGCGCTCACATCCTGCACTACGACCACTACAACGGCCCCAGACGGCACCGTGACGAAGGTTGAAGGTGTGGACAAGGACGCGCTCGCCGCAGCGCAGGCAACGGCTGTTCTGCTGGCTGAACGCAACTCCGGCAAATGATCACGCCAGACGCACGCTTTCAGAAATGGTTCACTTGGATTCTCAAGTGGGAGGGAACCGTCTTCGAGAATGATCCCGATGATCCAGGAGGTGCGACGAAATACGGTATCGACCAGCGTAGCCATCCACGGGAAGACATTCGCAATCTCACACGCGAACGCGCTGCGGAGATCTACTGGTCCGAATACTGGACGAAATGCCGCGCCCATGAGATGCCTTTGAAGGTCGGCGAGGTGGTTGCTAACATCGCCGTCAATGCTGGCCATGGCAGGGCTTCTAGGTGGCTGCAATCCATCGTTGGCACTGTTCCAGATGGAATCATTGGCAAGGCCACGCTTGAGGCTGTAAACCGCTGGAATCCTGACAAGCTGGCGAGCGCGCTTTTGGATCGCACAGAGACGCACTATCGGAGCATCGCGAATGGTAAACTGTCCAAGTTCCTCAACGGCTGGCTGAACCGCAACAATGACCTGCGGAAGCTGCTAGCATGACAGAAGGTTGCCGCCTCATCCACGACTTCGCGAACAACATCGCGCAACCGTGCAAACTCCACGGCATCAAGCCTCGACTGAACTTCGATGGCGTGTGGTCGATTGAATGCGAGAAAGGATGCTCTCGGCACACTGCGGAGGTGAAGCCGCATGAGATGATACATCGCTACATTGCCACGCCTTTTTGAACTTCCTCATACTTCGCCTTCCAGTTCACCACCGGCTGCCCTTCCTTGGCGGCGGCGATGAGTCGGGCGCGGATACGTTCACAGCCCCACTCCGAGTTAGCCACTTGGCCGGAGTTCCAATACGTTTTGTTCAACTCCTCCACCAGCACCGCCTCCATCCGCGCAATCGCGGCTTCGAGGCTCACATTGCCAAACGCGGCGAGGACGGCGGAGGCTGCGGCCTGCCAGTTTGAGCAAAGCGACTTGTGCCATTCGTCCGATTGGTTGCCCCATGCCTCAAACGCCACCTGCCCCGGCGTCTTGCCGTCTGCCGTGGGCGGCGGAGGCTCCGGCAGTCGTTCGAGCAGATCGCGGGCTAGGTGGAGGCGGGCGGGGGCTTCGCGGTCCCATGCATGAGTGTATCCGCCGTCAGATACAGCGGCGAAGCATCCGCAAGTCTCTGGGTGGTCTTTTGCGGTTTTAACCAGAGCCGCGTCAACCGCAGCCTGCATCTGATCGGTGGTGTAGTGATGTTTCATGTGGTGTAGCTCACTTGAGCGGCTCCAGTTTTGCACTTTGGAAAAAGAACGCAAACTTTATTTATTTATTTGACGACTGCGGTAACGTGTGGTTTTAGTGCTGGTCATCACGACATCACCACTATGAGCATTCAAGAAAACACCTCCGCAGTTAAATACCAAGTCGGCCAATTTGTGAAAGACATCATCAACCCAAGCCGTCGCGGCAAGATTGTTGGATTTATCCAGCCAGTCGGAACCGCCGGAGAGTGGAGTTATAACGTCCTTTGGTTTGACGTTGGTTCTGGTGGCGGCTGGCGTGACTGTGATCTGATTCCAGCCCTGTAACTTTCCCACGGGGGCCGCGCATCCTACACGCGGAAAACCAAACCGACATCTACCCATGATTACCATCGACGTTCCATACGACCTTCACATGAAGGCAAAGGCTCACGCTCTCCAGCGCGGGATCACACTGAAAGCACTCGTCAACGAGGCGCTTTCGGACCTTCTCAAGCGCAAGCAAGCCACCACCGGCAATCCTCTTCGCCTCAGAAAGGAGAAGCCATGAGCGATACCGCACTCCTCGACTTCCTCGAATCGCTTTTCGCTGGCAAATTCCGCGAATCGCTTTTACTTGCTCACGACCTGCAAACATTTTCAGGCGTGCGGCAAATGATCAACCTCGATATCCGCTCACAGTCTGGATGCGTTCATCGTGCCGGAACGGTGCGGGGAGCTATCAAACTGGCAATTGAGGAAGCTGCCGCACGAAAGGAGGAGTCATGAAAACGCCGCGTAAATTCTACCCCGTCCCTCCGCGCAATCCAAACCTTGACGCCTTCCGTGGTCGTCAATGGTCCGAGTCCGCACTGTTCCCCGCAGCGCCACGACTCCGCCGCGTTGCTCGCAAGTTCCGGCCTTCGGGCCGGGTGTTCGTGATCACTCGCGACACTCGAAACTTCCTCGTCGTCGCCTCTGACGTGATCGCCGCAGATAACCGCGTTTCAGCACTTTACCCATGAGAACCATCAACCCGCTACTCGCCGAGGCAATGCGCGAAAAGCGCAAAGCTGAAGCCGCCCTTGCCCAAGAGCGCGCTTTTACATGGCAGCGTAAGAGCCGCGTTAAATCACATCATAACGTCGAGAACATTTATCGCTTGTTCACATCCAACCAGCCAACCGACGAGCTGCGCACTATGCCGCACGCCGAAGCCGTCATCCTAAACAAGAAGATGATGGACGACTTCCGCGCCAAGGTCATCGAGGCCATCGACAAGGGAGGGCGCTACGAGGGTAAAATCTCAGCATGGCGCGTCTATAAGCATCGCACTGAGATTGAGGGTGAACCGCTGTCTGACGAAGCTAAGAAAGCGCGAGTGAATGCCATTCACACGTTGCGTGACACACTCTCTGATCGCCGCGCATCAAGAAAAGCCAAATCGCCTAAAGCCAAACTATGAAACTCGGACTCCTCATCATCTTCATCATCCACCTCCCATTCATCATCTACGCTCTCACCAAATGAACAACGACTTCACCCCTTGGCTTGACGCTCTTGGCACCCGCGAAAAGCATCGCCGCGAGTTCTTCACCAAAGTATTCGCCGTGATCGCCTCGCACGGATTCACCTTGGAGAATCCCAACGCCATCGAAGGCGGCTATCGCCTCTCGTTCAAGCGTGGCGATTGCTGGATCATCGCTGACCGCTACTCATCGTTTCCGGTCGCTGGCGAGACTCCCGGCATTCACCTCTACGACGAGACGAATTCATGGGAAGCCAGCTTCGCGGCCTACACGCCGATGCACATTGCTATCGAAGCACTCAACGCGCTCGCCGCAGATGAATAACCTCTCCGCCTTCAAATTCCGCTCTGGCAATCAAGACCGCGTGACGGATAATCGCCCGCAGTTCTACCTCCGACTGGACGACCACCAGCGCGCCAACTCTCCCCGCCAGCGCAGGCTTGCGGCTCAACGCAAACACCTCATCGCCACCCATCACGCCATCATCTCCGAAGTCCTCGGGGGCGTCGTCCTCGCCATCCTCATCATTCTTTTCTTCTTCATCTAAACCACATCATCACCACCATGCAAAACGAAATCACCACCATCGAAACCGACACCCAGATCGCCCGCGAGAATGCGGCGTTTGAAATGCTCCAACGGCAAGCCAAGATGTTCTCGGCATCCTCGCTCGTCCCCAAGGAATTCCAGGGCAATCTGGCAAACTGCGCCATCGGCATCGACATCGCGAAACGGCTTGGGGCATCGCCTTTTATGGTATTGCAGAATATTGACATCATCCATGGGCGTCCCAGCTTCCGCGCCACGTTTCTGATCGCCATGGTCAACGCCGCCGGCCGATTCGAGCCGCTCCAGTTCCGAATGGATGGCACCGAGGGCAAGCCTGACCGCTCCTGCGTGGCGTGGACGAAAAGCAAAGCTGACGGCGCTACGCTGGAGGGCCCGAAGATCACCCTGGAAATGGCGAAAGCCGAAGGATGGAGCACGAAGAACGGCAGCAAGTGGCTCACGATGCCCGAGCTTATGCTGCGCTACCGCGCTGCTGCATTCTTCGCCCGCCTCTACGCGCCAGACATTACGCTTGGCATGATGACAGCGGAAGAAGCCATCGACACCGTAGAACGCGACGTGACACCCAAAGCCGAGAACTCCCCACTTTTCAAAACTCTCGCGGCAAAATCGCCGCAGACTGCCGCCTCTCCTGCGACATCCTCGGGAGATGGTGCGTCGCAGGCATCACAAACTGAGGCGGCAGAATCCCTTTTGATCGACACTGAGCCGGTCACGCTCGCGGATCAACTCAAGGCCAAGCTAGCGGCCTCTGGCCTGAAATGGTCCGACGTGCTCGCGAAGCTCCAAGAGTCGGGCATGGGCGGTGACACGTTCACCCCTCTCGAATCCGCCGACGAGGTGACTCTGCGTGACGCGCTGGAGCACTGGAACGGCATCGCGAAAGCTCTCGGCGGAAAGGGGGGCAAGTAAGATGCCTGCTCACACTCCTGGGCCGTGGGAAATGGCCGAAGCTGGAAGCTGGAAGGATGGCAAGCGCACCTCTACAGAATACTTTGTGCGCCGTTCCGGTGACGACGTGGCGATTGCTTCCGACATCATCGACCCGGCAAACGATGATGCGCCGAGTGAAGCAAACGCCCGCCTGATCGCCGCCGCGCCTGATTTGTTGGAGGCTTTAGAATCCTTCATTGCCCTGAACCTGAGAAACGACGGCGCTACTTGTGACTGGCACGATTTGATCGCCGCCGTGGCAAACGCTGAAAAAGCCGTCAAGAAAGCGAAAGGAGAAACGCCATGAGCTACGATTTCAACATCAGGCAGCACATCAAGGCCGCACGCTCTCGCCACAAATGCGGAGAGACGAAGGCCGTCATTGAGCCGGGACAGGGTTACGTTCGCCTTACTGGCAAATTTGAAGGTGACTTCTACAGTCACAAAATGAGCGCTGAGATTTACCCAATCTGGAAACGCTGGAATGATCGCTGCTGGGATCTTGATGACGATGGAATCATCTTTGGTGATCTTGGCGCAGAGATGAACGAAACGCTGAGAGATAACCAAACGCCAGATCCTCAAGATTTGGCAGACGCCCAAACCTTCCTCAAACTTTGGGGTGGCAGCGCTGAGCACTACCTATCGAAAACAGTTCAATCAATCATTGCAAAATCATGAGTTACACAAACCCATTCCCAAACGTCCCGAGCGCGTCGAAGCTGGCTCGCATCATGAATTGCCCGGCCAGTCACAAGGCCGAGCTAGCCGCAGGTGATGTGCCAGAGGACACGCGAGACGCTGACGAGGGTCAGGACGTTCACGGCGTGCTCTCCGACGACATCAGCGCCGACGATGTGAGCTATTCAGCGGCTCAAACCGCTGAACTTTGCGAGCTTCACACGCAGCAGCTCGTTACCGATTGGGCCGACATGGAGAACCATGACACGCCGCTAGGCTACAAGGAGTTGCGCTACGGTCTAACCGACATCGGCGCAGTTATCCACATTCGAGGCGACAACCGCAGCCTTGGGCTAAAGCCTCCAACCATCATCTTCACCGGCCAATTTGACCGGCTTTATATCCAAGGAACGCGTGGGCTGCTGATCGACTTCAAAGCTCTGCACGGCAAGCACGCGGCAGCGCTGGAAAACCCGCAGCTTATGGGCCTCGGCGTTCTGGTGTCGAAGCGGCACAAGCTCACATCCCTGCGTGAAGCACTTGTTCAGCCGTGGAAAGGCAAGCCAACGGTTGTCGATTATGACGCCGAGATGCTGGTTAAGGCTGAGAAAAAGCTCATGGAGTGGCTGGATGCTGAACGCGAGGCATCGCCGGAAGATCGCAAGGCGGGAGATCACTGCAAATTCTGCAAGGCAAGGTTTGGATGCGAGGTGTTCCAGTATCAAAACATCGCCGCCCTGGATGTCGTCCAGCCAGAGACGCTTCCCGCCGATCCAGACACGCGCAACAAGGCCGTGTTTGCTCGCATGGCTGAACTTAGTCCGCAGCAACTTATCCACATCGAGAAAAACGTGATCAAGCTTATGGGAGTTTTCATCGCGAGTCACAAAGCAATCTTCAAGCAGCGCGTTGAGTCTGGCGAGATCCCCGGTTACGCCATCAAGACGAGTCAGGGCAACCGCGAGATCACCGACGCGCAAAAGGCATTCAACGCGCTGGAGCCTCTGGGCGTCACGGCAGAGGATATTATGGCGTGCTGCTCACTGCCCATAGGGCCGCTACAGGAGGCCGTTCGCAAGCGCTCTGGCATCAAGTCGCAGACAGCCAAGCGCACGCTCTACAACCTAACCACCGACGAGGCCAAAAATAAACTGGAACTCGCATTGACGGAAGCGGGCGCGCTCGCTAGAAAAGCAGACAAGTCGGAAGTCGTGGAAATCTCGGCCCTCGAATAATCATCACACATCATCACAATGGAACTTGAAACGCAAGATGTCGCCGCGCCCCCAGCCTTTCAGCGGAGGGCTTGCAAACATGAAATTTTCAATGATCACTTCCAAAACTACAAGCGGCATAACATCCCGAAAGCCCAGCTAATCATCGCCGACATCCCTTATAACGTGGGCAAGAACGCCTACGGCTCCAACCCGGCATGGTATATCGACGGGGACAATTCCAAGGGTGAAAGCAAACTAGCGAACAGTGAGTTCTTTGACACCGATAAAGATTTCAGAGTTCCCGAGTTCTTGCATTTTTGCTCAAAGATGCTCATCAAGGAGCCGAAAGAAGAGACAGGAAAAGCGCCATGCATGATCGTTTTCTGCGCCTTCGACCAACAATGGGAGTTGATCGAGGAGGCGAAAAAGCACGGGCTGAATCGGTATATCAACCTTGTCTTCACGAAGAACTTTTCTGCGCAGGTGCTCAAAGCAAATATGCGCGTCGTGGGGAACTGTGAATACGGCCTGATTCTTTACCGTGAGAAGCTGCCGAAGTTTAACAACAACGGCAAGATGGTATTCAATGCGATGGAGTGGCCGCGTGATAATGACAGCGAAAAGATTCACCCGACACAAAAGCCCATCATCCTTTTGCAGCGGCTCATCACCCTATTCACTGACCCCGGCGAGGTGGTGATTGATCCGTGTTGCGGCAGCGGCAGTTCTGTGATCGCTGCGCATCTGTCAGGCCGCACTGGCTACGGATTCGAGATCAAAAAGAACTTTTTCAAAGCCGCTAATGAGTGGCTGGAAAAGGAAAAGGCACAGCTTGTTTTGAATTTGTCTTGAGATAGTCTGCAATTTGACGTATCAATTAGATATGAACTGCCAAGTCCATTCCTGCTCAAATCCCGTCTATGCAAAAGGCTACTGCCGCCCGCATTACAAGTGCTTTCATCGCATCGGCAAGCCCGTTCCTGATAGGCTCACTCTACACGGCTCCATCGAGAAAAAGTTCGCCATTCGCTCAAGTAGTCGGAATGAAAAAGGCTGTTGGATGTGGAGCGGCAGGAAAGACTTGGACGGCTATGGGAACATTCGTGACGGGCTGAAAATGAAGCGGGCGCATCGTGTGGCTTGGGAGCTTTATCGCGGCCCCATCCCGCCCGGTGCTCACGTCCTGCACAAGTGCAACAATCCCTCATGCGTCAATCCCGCCCATCTCTCCATCGGAGATCACATGGAGAACATGCAAGACCGCAAGGTAAACGGCAGGCCGTGGCACTCAGAAAGCCACAAGGAAACAATGCGCAGGAAGATGAAGGGCCGGGTGATCACTTGGGGCGCTAAACTCTCCGAAGCTGTCAAAAAGCTCACGCCCAAGCAATGCGAAGACATACGCAAGCGTGCTGCTCAAGGCGAAAAAGTTATCGACCTTGCCGCAGAGTTTAAGGTTCACAGAACAACAATCAGCAAGGCCAAGCTTGGCAAATATTAATGAACTCCATCACCATAATCTTCCCCATCCCATCCTCCAAGCTCGCGCAAAACGGGCGGAGTCACTGGCGGCAAAAGGCGAAGCTCACCAAGCAGACGCGGCTTTCAGCCTGCTACCTAGCATTGTGCGCACTCAAGATGATGAACGCGGAGCCTCCACGCTGGCAGAAAGCATCCTGCAAAGTCGCTGCATTCTTCCCGACGCTGAACTTTCCTGATCCGCTTAATCTACTCGAACGGTGCAAGACGCTAATCGACGGCATTCAGGACGCGGGCATCATCAAAGACGACTCGGGCTTGTGGCCTGACCGTCCAACCATTGCCAAAGACAAAGCAAACCCACGAATCGAGATCACCATCACCCGAGAGGACTAACCAATGAAAACCTACCCACACCTCGAAAACGGCGAGATCATCGAACTCGTCCGCAAAGACGAGCACGACGCAGTTGTACGAGAACTCAAAAAGCATCTTGAGGACGCCAATCGCGGGGCCGAGCGCAACGCCCACATTAATCGCAGTTTTGCAGGGCAAATAAACCAGCTTCACAGCGATATTCGTGAACTCAACGAACGGCTCACAAAGCAGCAAGCCGACATGCTCGACACTATCGTTCAGCTTCGCCTCGAACTCACCCGCTGGCAGTCGCTGGCGGAGAGTCTGGCGTCGGCATTGGAATCATCTGCGAAACTCTACGAGAATCCAGAGCCGCCTAGTATGCATGAACTTTCCATGCGCGCTTACGACATGCGTTGTATCGCTCGAACAGCCCTCGCCGCCTACAACTCCGCCAAGTCCGGCAACCTTCCCGACCCGCTCGCCGAGGCTGTGAAGCGGATGGAGGAGGTTTCGAAGGATGAAATTCTGGAAATCTGGATGACCCGAACAAGACTTGAGTGGACTTTTGATGATGCTATGGAGAACGTCCGCGCCCGCCTAATCTCCGCCGCGAAAGGAGAACAGCCATGAGCGACACTCCACGAACTGACGCCAATGCAGACATTGAAGAACATGGGCCATTCGCTCCTGCGCGTGAAATGGTTCACGCAGACTTCGCCCGCCAACTCGAACGCGAATTCAACGCCGCCAAAGCCGCACTCTCAGGCCGCACGGTGTCTTGCTCCAACTGCAATGCGCTGGCGGCAGAAAACGCGAAGATGCGCGCCACGATGCAGATCATTTACGACGCCGCCGATAGCTGCGCTGATGGTGCTCCTGATGCTTCCGATCACGACAAACTTTGCCTAGAACTCACTCACACTCTCCAACCCCACCTCAAATGACATCATCACGCAACTCCACCGCAACCGTTCAATTCTCCGACGCCGCACGCGCGGCAGGCCTCTACATGCGCGGCATCTCCGAAGCTGCCGTTCACCTCCTGGCGCGCATTCAGTCGGAGCCGATCCCGATGCAGAAGCGCCAGCGTGGGAAGAACAATCAGCCGACGCCTTCACGGCAGTCTCATGTGTCCATCGGGCCGTTGATCACCAACGGGCTCGTCGTGCTCCGTGGCGAGCTTTACGTCACAACTCCAGCGGGCAACGATTACCTCGCCAGCATGAGGAGTGCTAAACTGCTATGATCCATAACTTCAAAATTCGCCCCTATCACAATCCCGAGAACGTGGACGAGTCCAAAGTGCCGGGCGGCTGGCGCTTTCGGTATGCGGACGAGCTTGGTTTAACTCCTGAGCGTTGTCGCCTTTTTGGCTTTGATGGCAAATTCGGCAGATGTGAGTGCGCTGGCGGACAAATTGAATTCTTCACCTACATCGTCCCCGTCACGCCATGAACACATCACCAACCAGCAAAGAATTTGCCGACCTTCTTCGCGCTTGGCGGGCAGATAATGAGTTTTCCCAAAGGGACGCAGCTTGCGTGCTCGGCATCAACAAGCGCACGCTTGAGAATTGGGAGCAAGAGCGCGCCATGATTACAGGCTACGGCTTGCAACAGCTACTCCGCAAACTTCACCAGAAACGAATCAAACTTCCACGCCTATGATTATCAAAGATGAAACCGCATTCAAAGCCTACTATGTTTGCTTCGAGCGCCCACCGGGAAGTCACATCTGGACGCTGGCTTATCGCCGTCCGGGCACCGTGTTTATTAGCATGAACAAAAAGGACGCGGCGACTTTTGCCAAGCAAGTAACCGAGCGTGGCAACTGCTCCAGAGTGCAACGCATTCTTTTGCCGGCGGCTACCGACAATCACCTTTATGCCGACATTGACTTTTAACATAACCCTATGATCGCCAAGAAAATCATCACCGCACTGCCACGCGAAGACGTTCAGCGCCTCGTCAATCGCTGGAAAAACATCCGCGCTGGTGGCTACAAGTTCCACGTCGCTGAGAAGCGTCTCGGGTTCACATTCGAGAAGCTGACGAAGCTGGCGCAACCCTGGGGGATTACTTTTGACAGATGAGCGCGACCAACTCCATAAGAGACATTGCCTGCATCCGATTTGTCCGGCGGCCTGACTCCGCTGGCTGGTGGTATGACACTAAAACTGAACGCTGGCGCTGGTGCTTCGAAGACCCTGGCATGGGATTTTGCGCACGCGAAAGCAAATCCGACGCTGGACACTTTTGGCGAGTCTCAAACTACAATCCCGCGCCCAATCGCTGGTATGGCCCGTGGAGTCCGCCGAACGCCCCGCATCAGGCAGGGCGCGAAGCGACCTTGCCTGGATGCGATGGTTCGCAGTTTTCTCAACCTCAACAGAAAGACTCAAAATGAACATGACCGTAAAACTCAAACCATTTCAGACCCCCAACTACGTGATCCAAGAAGTCCCCGCTCGTCCTCGCCAAGAGGGAATGATTGAGGCTCCAAAGTATGCGCTGGCCGAACTGGACGCCGAAACGCTGGCTGGACTGTGCGACCAATTCCGCGCCGATGTGTTCAAGAAGGCGGGAGTCGCCGATCCTGCGAACAATGAGCTGAGCCGCAAGCGAGCCTAAGCGAGTCTGTCGGCTCCAGCGCCAGTTCAACACAACAATATGACACCCATTAAAACTTGCACTAAATGCTTGGGCCGTGGCCGAATCATCGTCAACGCGAACACGGGCACGACTAAACCTTGCCCACGCTGCAAAGACAAGCCGCACAAACTCAACGGCTCCACTTGCGCCAGCTCTGGAAATAGTTAGGGAAGAGTTGCCGAGAGGCAAAGCCGACTGGAAACGGCTATCGCATCATGAACCAAAGTAATACAACGCCCCCAGCCCGTGAGGAATACCGCAGCGATACGGTTTCCAGCCTCGCGGTTCTGGGGGCGGCCTTTTGTTTATGACCCACACATTTAAAGCTCAAAAAGAAATCCTTATAGATTGCCACGACTCAGGCATTAGCTTCCACCAAAAAGGAGGCGACGACGAAGACCAATTTATTCATTTTGATTGGAACCGAGTTTCTGAGTTAATTGAGGCACTGGAGGTGATGAATGACAAGTGGACTGAGTCCAGTATTTCATGAGCCACGCCATGACAGAGCGCTTCAAGACGATTGAAGGCACCCCCACACAGCGCCTCGTCGGCTACATGCTGGCAGATGCCCACAATGACAAAACGGGGCGCTGTGACCTCTCCATCGCGTCACTCATCCGGCTGACAAGTCTCGGCGAGCGGACCATTCAAGACGCCATCAAGGCGCTTGAATGTAACGGTGAGATAACGCGCATATTCAGACAGGGAACGAGCACTCAATATGACCTGCACCCCCGCAGCAGCCGCACCCCCGCAGCAGCCGCACCCCCGCGAGATTTGCGGGAGGGGGGTGCAAATGCCGCACCCCCACCCCCGCAGCAGCCGCACCCCACCCCCGCAGCAGCCGCACCCAATCCGGAAAGAACCGGAAATGGAACCGTAAGTGAACCGGCGAAAAAGCCAGCCAAGAAGCCGAAAGCGCAGAAACTGACGGATGAAGAGTGGATGGCATCACTGAAAACCAATCCTGAATACTTGGGAATCAACATCGACGCTGAATTTAGACGAGCTGCTGAATGGATTGCTAAAAAACCCGGCAGGCAACTATCCCGGCCATTCTTCACCAACTGGCTTTCCAAATGTGAAAAGCCCCTCACCCTCAAGCCTGTGTCGCGAATTCCTGATTACTCCAAACTCCCCTCCGCATTGTGAACCCCAAAACACTCAGCACCGAGGAAGTGCTCGCGAATTGCAATCGCGCTCTCCCGTTCAGCGATGACGCAGAAAAAGGCGTGCTCTCCAGTTTCCTGCAAGACCCGGTCAACCGACTCGGGGAGGCTCGGCTGAATCTCTCGCCCGCCGCATTCTATCACGAGGCGAATCGAATGGTTTTCGTGAAGCTCTGCGAGTTGTATGACAAGGCGCTGCCGATTGATCCGGTGCTTGTCACGAATGTGCTGCGAGATCAAAACCTTCTCGACAAGGTGGGCGGTCCCGCCGCCATTTCCGATTTATTCACATTCATTCCATCGCCCGCCCATTTCCGGCATTACCTCAAGATCGTGGAGGATCACCACGCTGCGCGCCGGAACATCGATGCACACGCCCGCGCCTTGTCTGAGTTTTTCGCGCCGTCCCTCGATCTGTCCGCCGCCATCACTGCCGCAGAGGAACACGTTTTGAACGCTGCCAATGGCATCATCCGCCGAATGACGCGGAAGACCATGAAGGAGGCGATTCTTGAAACCATCGACGGCATTGAGGAACATTTGAAGCTCGCCGGGGCGCTGCCAGGATTCCCGACAGGATTCAACGTGATTGATAAGGCCACAGGTGGACTCCGAAAGGGTAAGGTGACTGTGTTTGCAGGACTGCCATCGGATGGGAAATCCGCCATTATGCAGAATTGCGCCCGTGTTGCCCTACGCTCTGGCGCTCGCGTAGGCTGGTATTCGCTGGAAATGCCACTTCCTGAGCAGACGGCGCGCATTCTGTGTGAAGATAGCGGAGTTGAGGCTAGCGACCTCTACGGCGGCACTATGACGCGAGCGCAAAACGATATGCTCGCCCGGTCAATCCGGCAGCTTTCCGAGCTTGGGGCTGACATCGTGGAAACGGACGGCTACACCGCCACCGAGATCCTCGCCGACATCGCCGCGAGCAACTATGACCTCGCGGTTGTTGATTACCTGCAACTCATGGAATACGACGGGCGCAAAGGTGCCACGCGGGAGGAAATCATCGCCAGCATTTCCCGCCGCATGAAGCAGGTGGCGAAGAAAAGCGGATGCCACATTCTCACCGCGTCACAGCTCAACGACCAAGGCAAGCTCCGCGAGTCCCGCGCCATCGGCCAGGACGCAGACAACGTCTTCCTTGTCCACAAGCACCCAACAGACGAGGGCGACGGCTACGACGACACCCGGCGCATTCTCTTTTGTGAGAAAAACCGAGGCGGAAAACGTCACTGGCAAGTTCCCTTGCTTTTCAACGGCCCCACATTCACATTCAAGGAGGTTCCACAAGATGAAAACTGAGCAATCCCTCGCCCGAATCTTCGCCATCTGCGACCACGTCGCGGACTCCGGGGATCCGATAAGCACCGAGGACGAGGGCCGGGAGGCTGCTCGCGCTTTTCTGGGGCAGAACGCTCAGGCTCAGGCGACCCCGACACGGAGCACTGCAAACACTCAAGACTCTGAATAAAATGAAGACTACCACAACACGCCCTATGGGGTCGCCTGCTGCCGCTTGTTCGGTGTTGGTGGAGCGCGGGAAAGAGTTTCGATTCAATGATCACGTCTGCATTGAGTGTCTGCTAGGCGTGCCAGTCGAGAGAAGGACAGGGCGACTTGTTCAAGTCCGCAAGTGCGGGCAGTTTGGATCGAATCTCTACTTTATGAGGCTGCGCGATGGCTCGTTGGAGACATTCGAGAACGCGCTGATTCGCCACGTCGGTGACAAGAGATTTGAGGATGCGTTTTACCGAGCCAACGGACTAACGCCGCCAGTAATCCCCGAGCAGGAAATCAACGAGGATGATAGCGAAACCGTGACCTACACGATACAGCACAAATGGCCGGAAACGGGATTCATCATCGAAAAGCCAAGCCAGCCAGAAACGCCGGGCAGCTTCACAATGGCGATCTATTCACCGAACGCTGATGTGATGGCACGGCCAGATGGCGGCCCGAATACCTAACCGACGTTCCAGCCGTTGCCATCCACGGCTGGTTCTGCCTCTTCCTCCGATGAAACCTTATACCCCACAAACTGCCAGCGGTCGCCGTAAGGCTGGCCACGACATTCACCATAAGACGGCGGACACTACCCCATCTTGGCGCAAACGAACTGCCAAGAGGCAGAAACACGCGGCTAGACAACAAGCCACCAAGGACGCTGCCGATGATGGGCAGAACGCAATAGCGCTGGCACCGCCGACGCTGGACTCCGATTTGCCGAAAGACGTTCCCGGCGGTTGACCAGCCGCGACTTGTTATGCTCTCCGAAAATCTCCGAATCACCAAACGACCATGAACCAAGACACACTCCAACAAATCGCCCAAGTGGACGAAAAACTGACGATCCTCCGCGAAAGCTGGATGGACTCCAAGCCCGAGAAAAAATCGACGTGGATGGCAAAGATCGACGACGCACTCGATGAACGCTCGAAGCTGATGAAAATCCGCGATGGGAAACTTGTCTCTGCATAACAAAGAGCTAACCAAAAACGGCTAGGCCGTTGTTCGGTTCAGTGGCAGTTCTGCGAATAAGCTTGACGCACTTCCGCCCGAGACGGTATAATCCAGCACGAACGACGAAATTCATCACCATGCCAGCACTGAAAAACCCCAAGCACGAAGCGTTTTGCCAAGCTGTTGCCAACGGGTCAACTGGCGTTCAGGCTTATCGTGATGAAATCAGCGATGGATGCACAACCAAGACAGCAATGGAGCAGGCGTCACGAATGCTTGCTGACCGCAATGTTTCCGCAAGAGTCGAAGAACTGCAAAAACTGGCAGAAACCACACTCGAAAAGCGCCTTGGCTGGAACAAAGAGAAGGCGCTGACTTATCTTGTCGAAATCCTTGAAACGCCAGTCGGCGAGGTGGATCAAGATCACCGGCTCGCGCAAGAAATCGGCTACGATTCGGAGGGGCGGATGAAGGTCAAGCTTCCCTCCAAAGGGGACGCCATGAAGCAAATCGCGGCAATGGGCGGATGGAACTCTCCAACTGAGGTTAAGCACTCCGGCACCGTTGGACTCGAAGGCTTGACCGAGGCGGTTGCCGCTGTATTTCGGAAATAAATCATCACCTATGGATTTACATCGTTACGATTACAAAGATGAAGGCGGGACGCTTATGAAGTTTCGCAGCAGTGAAATTTATGTGTGGGCTGTCGTGGACACCGAAACCGGCGAGGTTGGATTAGACGACATTCACAGATTTGATGATGGGCTTTATTCTCTCAATGCGCCGTATGAGTGGAGGCGATTCACAATGACGCTTTCTGATAAGCAATGATCACCGCCGCCGAAATCCTCCCCAAGCTCTCCGACAAGCGCTGGAGGATGCGGCACTTGCAGCAAATCCTGCCCGAGGATGACGCCGATGGAAAGATGACGCCGCTCGTCCTGCGTGATGAGCAGGAGCAGCTTTTGAGTGAGCGGCACTTCCGCAACTTCATCCCGAAGGCTCGCAAGCTTGGCATGAGCACGCTGATCGTTTTGGACAACGCTGACGAGTGCATCACGGTTCCGAACACTCACTGCGCCATTGTGGACTTTCGAGAAGAGGATGCCATCAAGAAGCTGAACATCGCGAAGATGAACTGGGAGGCTGGGCCGCAGCATCCTGACCCCGTGATGCGCGCCATCTGGCAGGAGGTCCACCGCAATATCAAGATGACAGCCACGACTGAGAAACTCGTCTGGTCGAATGGCTCACGGTTGGAAGCTGGCACGTCCTTCATGGGTGGAACTCCACGCCGCATTCATTGGTCGGAAGCCGGTCCGCAATCAGCGCAGGCACCCGAGCGAGCGCGCAAGGTGAAGCGCGGCACGTTCAACGCTCTCGGCGCTCACGGTATGCTCGATGTGGAGACGACGATGGAAGGCGGCGAAGGCACCGTTGCCCGTGACATCTTCGACCTCGCCTTAACGATGGTCGGCAAGCCTCTCACGCGCATGGACTGGAAGCTCCACTTCTTCCCGTGGTTCAATCATCCGAGTTACGACCTTCCCGGGCATGTGCCGCAGTTGCCCGAGACGCTGAAATACGCCGCCGAGATGGAGTTGAAGCATGGCATCAAGCTCACGCCCTCACGTTGGGCATTCTACGAGAAGAAGAAGCTCGAGCAGAAAGAGGACATCTGGACGCAGTTTCCCACCATCGCGGAGGAGTGCATTAAAACCATCGTCACCGGGCAAATCTTCCCGGGCATGGTCACAGCGAAGAGCCAGGGCAGGATCAGGCCGCTTGTCATCGAGCCGAAATACCCGCTCTTCACGTTCTGGGACATCGGCAACGATGGCTTGAGCGCGTGGCTTGGGCAGATGCCGCACCGGGATATTTGCTGGCATCGTTTCTTCCTCACCACCGGCAAGGGCGCGATTGAAGCCGTTGCGCAGATTCAGCGATGGGAGGCTGAGCTTGGCAGGCCAATCGCCAAGCATTTCTTCCCGCACGATGTCGATTACCGCGATAAAGGCTACACCAAGACCTACCGGCAGCAACTCGTTGAGGCTGGCCTTGCGAATCACAAGATCATCACCGTTCCCGTCGCCGGCGACAAGTGGGACGCTGTGAACTCAGTCCGCGAGCGCATAGCTCGAATGTGGTTCGATCGATCGTGCGAGGTGAAGCAGGCTGACGAGTTCGGCGAGCCGCTGCCCTCTGGCGTGGGCTGCATGATGAACTACCGAACGCAGCCCAAGGCGGCATCTGGAGCGATGAGGGCACTTCCGCTGCATGACATCAACAGCCACGGCGCAGATTCCATGCTGACTTTCGGATGTGCTGACGAGCTTGGATTTATTACGAGCGCAGTTGAAGCTGGCGAAAGGCCAAAACGCAGACAAGAATGGCAGCAGACATGAAAAAATAATACTTATGCACGTTTACATTGATTGCGAGTTCAACAGCTTTGGTGGTGAACTTATTAGCCTAGCCTTAGTGCCTGCTGACATTAGTCGCGCCAGCTTTTATGAGGTGCTGGACACATCACAACTCCAGATTGACCCATGGGTGGCCGAGCACGTCATGCCCAAGTTAGGTAAGCCAGCCATCAGTCCGCCAACCTTCCAAGCCCGACTGCAAGCCTACCTTGACACGTTCCGCAAAATGCACGTTGTCGCAGACTGGCCGGAGGATTTAGCTTGGCTTTGCCGCTCGCTTATCACTGGTCCCGGCACGCGGATACGTTACCCTCTGGAGTTTACAATGGAATGCTTACCAGTGGACTCTGTGAGCGCCAATCCACACAATGCCCTAGCCGACGCCCAAGGCCTGCGCGATCATTTCAACGCAGCTTAAAGGCATTAAACAAAAGCATCATGACACCCTACGCCCAAGCCCGCGAAGTTGCCGCCCGTCTGGGAATGGACTTTGACGCCATGATTCAGGATCATTTGCGTGATGGCTATGTCTATTCATCTTCTGAATGCTTTATTTGCGCGATGGACGCGGAGCATGAGGGAGAGTTGGCGGTATTCGTCACTTTGGCCTGTGGCAGCATGGAGCACTTTGTCAGCATTGATCCTCGCAGGAGTGAAAGGAAGTGGCTTGGCTTCAAGAGGTCTGAGGATGGAGAGTTCCATTGGGTGCCATTTTCACGCTTGCGCTAAATCATATATGATAGATGATGCCTAATCATGGGAGGCTCCGCAAAAAAACCCAAAGCACCACCACCAGCGCCCGCTCCAGTGCGCGCAGACTCCGCAGCAGGCGAGCAAGCCGCAATCACTGCCGGGCGTCGTGAAGGCCTGCGAAAGACGATCAATCCCGATAACCCGCTCGCGCCAGCGTCCGCGCTTGGATCCATCGGCAAGCTCGGCATGGGCGGCGAGGGCGTGATGCTCAACACATGGACGCCACCCGCAGCGGGTATGAAGCCTAAACCCGGCTCGAAATATCTATGAGCGAAGTCACCGAGGGCACAGATCAGACGAAAGCATGGCTCAAGCGTTTCACGAAGCTGAAGAATGATCGTGGCGTGTGGGATACCGCATGGCAGGAGATCGCGGAGCACGTCTTTCCTCGCAAGGCTGGCATCACCCAGAAGGACTACACTCCGAACAATAACCGGGATGCTCGGCTTTATGACACAACGGCAATGGATGCCCTCGGTAAATCTGTTGCTGGTTACATGTCGTGGACGACGAACAAGACGCAGCCTTGGTTTGAATACACGCCCGTCTTGCAGCAGCGCCGAAGTGACCCGGTGAAGAACTGGCTTCGCGAGTGCTCGATGGTGTCGCAGGAATACATTGCCGACTCGAATTTCTACACAGAGCGCCATGAATACCTCTCCGACGTGTGGGGATTCGGCACCGGCTGTATGTTCATCACTGTGACGCCCCAGGGAAAAACGCATTTCGAGAAGATCAAAATCGGAACCTACGTCTTTTGGCAGGACGAAAACAAGCAAGCCTGCGGCATCATCCGGGAGATCAAGTTCACAGCCTACCAAGCGGCGCGCCAGTTCGGAGCCGAGAATCTGCCGAAGCACATCACTGAGAAGCTCGAAAAGGAACCTGATTCGGAATGCTGCTTCTACCACGTCGTAGAACCGCGTGATCCATCTTTGCAGTCCAATGAGCAATTTGCCCCATCAAAGCGAAAGGCTTTCTTGTCCTGTTATTTTGAGAAGGTGTCGGGCAAGGTCATGCAGGAGGGTGGATTTGACCATTTCCCGTTCGTGATCGGACGCTTCCTGAATTGGGACGCGCTCGACTTTGGCGACGTGTGGGGCTACGGACCTGGCTTCACGCTCCTGCCCGAGTCGCGGCAGCTTAACTTCTTCCGCATGATGTATGACACCTTCGTGGAGAAACGCGTCTTCCCTCCGATGGCCGTTCCTGACACGTTCGAGGGCACGCTCAAGACCGCGCCTCGGGCCATGAACTACTACGGCGCGGGAATTCAGCCTGACGCCATCTTCCCGTTGCAGGTCACGGGTGATTTCACGGAGGGCATGAAACACATCCAAAGCCGAAAGGATATGATCTACCGGCTGTGTCACCTCGACATGTTCCAGATGTTCGCGCAGATCGGCAGCGCAGGCCGTGAGATCACAGCGTTTGAAGCCTCGCAGCTCGCAGGTGAAAAGCTCGACGCCATCTCTCCCGCCTTTGACCGTGACACGGGCGAGTGCATCAATCCGATGATGGTTCGTCTCTTCGATCTGTGGGCCGAAAATGGGATGCTGCCGACGCCTCCGCAGGAAGCTATCCAAGCGGTCGGGCCGAACATGATTCAGCTTCCAACGCCGAAGATCACGATGACATCACGGCTCGCGCTGGCCTTGCGGTCAATCACAATGCGCGCCTCCGATGAGGTGATGCAGACTGCCGTTGTGCTCGCGCCAGTCGATCCGAGTGTGATGGATCACATCAACACGGGTTATTACATCCGCGAGAAATCCCGCCTCGCCGGGTGTGATCCTCAGATGCTCAAGCCTCTCGAAGAAGTGGCCGCGATTCAGCAAGCCCGTGCGCAGGCACAGCAAGCCCAAGCTGCCGCGATGATGGCGAAGGATGCCGCTGGCGCCGTAAAAGATGTTGGCGGCATCGAAAAAGTGGGCGAGTTAATGGGAGCGTAATCACGCATCATCAAATCATCACCATGACATCACGCGATTTTTGTTTCTGGCTGCAAGGCTACTTTGAGATTTCCAACGCGCCTCTCCTTAGCGAAGCTGAAACAGCTATGGTAAAGCGTCATCTTGCGCTCGTCTTCAAGCACGAGATTGACCCATCAATACCTGATCCAACTGGAGAGTTGCAAGCAACTCACGACGGGAAACCCAGCGGCATTTTGCTTCGTTGCTGATATGACACCCATCGAAACCTACCTCCAGCCGATCGACGGCACCGTCGCGCAGATCCACGAAAAGGCCGCGCTGGCAGTCCTGAAACTGCGAGATAATGAGGACTTCATCACTCTCTTTCGGTTCATGGAGATGTCTTGCGGCGGTGCTCTAACGTCCTGCTTTACCGATCACAAGGGCCATTCTCTCGACGCGCTCAAGGCGGCGCAACTCGACGGCTCCAAAGCTTTCCCTCGCTTCATTCTCGATACGATCCTCAACAACTACAGACCATGAGCTACTCAATCACCCCAGACCAGCGCGTCCTCAAAGACGGCGAAGATGTCGGATTCATCCGTGACAGCATCTGCTACACCGACAGTCCGCCGAAGGGCCGAGGAGTCTCCACTTTCCGCGCCATGGCCGGAGACTCTGAATTGCAGTTCAAGCCGCTGCCCACCATTTCCGCCGTTGAGGTTGTCGATGCCCTCGACGTGCCGGAGCCTGTCGCCAGTTGTGATGATCTGGCGGCAGGCATTCTTTCCATTCCAGAGCCTCCGCGCTCCGCAGTCCTCGGTGATCGTGATCCAGAGTGGCAGCGATGGTTCATCGCCACACACGGCGAGGCGGCATTCTCGGCCAAGTGGCCTAATCGCAAACTTCCATAACTTATGAGCGACCCAGCATCACCACCCGCAGCAGACCCAACGCCATCACTCGGCAGTCTTGGCAATCCTGATCCATCGGCACCTCCGGCCAATACGCCGATTGCGCCGACAACCGCGCAGTCATTCACCGACCTCCTGGACGACAAGGGAGGCTTCAAACAGGACTGGACGAAAGCCCTGCCCGATCACCTGAAACCCTTTGAAGGCTCGCTCTCGAAGTATCCGACGCCATTCGATGCACTCGCGGGACTCGGCAACGCGCAAAAGCTCATTGGCGCTCGCCAGTCTGTGAAGCTTCCCGGCGAGGGCGCAACAGATGAGCAGTGGGGCCAATATCGGGCGGAGATTGCCAAAATCACTGGCGCTCCTGATAATGCGGAAGGCTACGGGCTGAAAGCTCCCGACAACCTTCCTCCTGGGGTTGAATGGAATGGCGAACTCGCGGGCAAAGCTGCGGCCATCGCTCACAAGTATGGACTTCCTCCGCAGGCGCTTCACGAACTCATCGCGCTCAACAACGAGAATGTCGGCGCTACCGTGGCGAAGTCTGAGGCCGCGCAGAAAGCTGAGGCTGACGCGCTGATCACCAAGATCAATTCCGAATGGGGAAAAGCCGCCGCTGAGAACTGGCAGCAGACAAAGCGCGGCATTGCCAAACTTGGCGGTGATCCGACCAAAGATAGCTACTCGACTGAGGATGTCATCAGGATGGGCCTCGCCGCTGATAAGATGTTCCGCGAAGACTCCGGACTGATCAACGGCGACAGGGGGAACACAATGGCAACGATTGACGAGAAGATGGCGCAACTTCGCGCTGATCCTGCGTTCCAGAATCCGAAGAATGACAAGGAGATCGCCCGGCAGGCGGAGATTCAACAGCAGCTCATTGCGCTGCATGAGGCGAAGAAAAAGCAGTTCTAATTTTGGGAAGGGCACGCCTTTAATGAGGCCCGCCATGAAAGAGGCTTAGGCTGTTATCGTCCCAAAAGGGCGGCATCTCGAAAGGGATGCCGCTTTTTTGTGCTTGCACGCTTTATCATATATGATATAACTGCCGCCAGTTGGACCCGAAAGGATACTCCAGCGCCCCGAGTAACGAGGCCCGCGATGCGGATACCCGAGTGATCCGGAAGACATGATTCTTCCTCTGCCACGCCCTTAACGGCTGGCGCAATCCCTCCATTCCTTTCCACTCCTATGAGTGCAATCCCCGACTACTATCCCGACCAGTTCTCGACGAGCTGGCAAGACCGACTCCAACAAACCGACAGCCGACTCCAGGGCGCTGTTGAGCGTTCCGACTTTACCGGCGAACGCAAAAAGTTCAATCTCGTCACCGCCTTTGAAGCGTCCGAGATTTCCTCGCGCCTCGAAGAAACTCCCGTCGTGGAGTTTGCTGGCTCTGAATACTGGCTCTATCAAGCGCCCTGCCACGTTCCAACGTGGTTCGACAAGTATGACTCGCACTTCCTCGGTCAAGTGGTTCTCCCGACCTCTGACACCGTTCGCGGCCATGCCAGCGAGATGAACCGCAAGATTGATGACATCATCATCTCGGCCTTCTTCGGAACTCGCTACATCGGAGCCGCTGGCACAACCACCGACATTCTGCCATCTACGCAGGACATCGCCATCGACTATGTCGAAACCGGCACCGCCGCCAATAGCGGCCTGACCATCGGCAAACTCCGTCGCGCGGCCAAGAAGCTCAACGAGGCTGAAGTCCCGTTCAATGATCGCTACATCGCGGTCACTGCGCAGGAGGCTGAAGACCTTCTCCGCACTACGGAAGTCACCAGCGGCGATTACAGCAACGTGAAAGCGCTGGTCAACGGCGGAGTCGATGGACTCATGTTCATGGGCTTCAAGTTCATCATGTCGGAGCGTCTTCCAAAGACATCCGCCACTGGCACGACTTCCGTCCCTGTGTGGCACAAGTCGGGCATCAAGCTTGCCATCGGTGAGCGTGGCACTTCGATGAATGTCATTCCTCAGCGTAACGATGCGCTCCTGATCCGCTCTCACCTCATGCGCGGCGCTGTCCGCACTGAGAATGAGAAGGTTGTCCGCATCTACTGCGACCGCGAACCCTAACCCTTAACGGAGGCGCGGGGGAGTAAAATCCCCCTCGCTTTCAACTCCTCACCAACATGGCCGCAACCGTTACATACGACTTCCGAATGGAGCCTTGGAAGGGCACCGTATCTGCCACCTCTGTTGAGGGCGGCTACGATACACAAGTGATCCTCTCCACGACCAATTTCAATGCCGTCAAACTCCTGATTCAGGAGATTCAAGCGGGCACTGATGTCTCGACCGTCGTCACTGCAATCAACGCTCTCTAATCCTCACTCCTCACCACTATGGCTAACGTATTCACAGACCTCGGCACAGCTCAGCTTGCCGGACTCACCAACGGGGCAGACCGCCCTTCCCTTCCGTCCTACGGCGGCAAGGTTTATCATCTGGACGTTTCCAAGACGTTCATTCCCGCCACCGCTGATCCGCTGTATCTGGCGCTGCTGCCGAAAGGCGCACGCTTGCTCACTGACCTCTGCGGCGTGGACTATGAAGATCCGGGCGCGGCCTGCGTCTGCTCCATCGGCTACTTCACCAACGACGCAACTCCCGTCGTGGTGGACGTGGACTACTTCGGCACCGCGCTCGACCTAGGCTCTGCTGCTGGCACCAAGCGTTTCTCTGAAGCTGGCACCCGTGGCGTTGGACTCTTGACTCCCGTTGTCTTCACTGAGGACACATGGATCGTCGTCACCTTCACGACCACCACCACCGCCATCTCTGGAAAACAGACTTGGCACCTCACCTACACTCTCGGCTAAACCCTGTTTGTTGGCTGCTACATGGGAGGCTCCTTCATGGTTGGGGAGCCTCCCTTTTTCTTGAACTCACAAAGCTATGGCCGCGACTGCTACCGAAATTGCCTCTCTTGCGATTGCCCATCTGGGCGGGCGCGCATTGACCTCGCTCACTGGTGATGCAAGCCAGCAATCCGCGAGTCTGCGTAAGTTCTACAATCCCGACGCCGGGACGCCAGTTTATACCGCGCTCGATGAGATCCTTCGCGCTCACCCGTGGAACTTCGCCACGCAGCGCAAGCGCCAGACGATCACTTACCTTTCACTCTCGGGAGGTTCAGCCGTCACGAACTCGGGCGGGCTGATTCAGATCACTTACACGTCGCACGGGTTGGCTACTGGTGACCGCTGTTACATCAAAGACGTGGAAGGCGTCACGGTTGCGAACGGCCAATGGTATGTCACGCGAGTGGATGCCGATAACTTCACCTTGGACGACTCTGTTTTCTCTGGCGCTTACACCGGCTCGACGGGCAAGTTTGTTGAGATTCCCGCCTTCGATTGGGATTTCCAGCACACGCCACCGACTGATTGCCTTCGCCCCATCTCGATCAATGCCAACGGTGGGCAGAGCGAAGATGGCGGTGCAAAGTTCACTTTCGAGAAGGGATTGATCCTTACCGATGAGGAGACGATCAATCTCAAATACATTCAGCGAATCACGGATGTAACGCAGTATCCAGCCGACTTCGTGACAGCATTCTCTTTTCTGCTGGCGTCCTACATCGCGCAGGATACCCAAGGCGCTACAGGCCGCTCTTTGGAGTTGCGCCAGTTCTTTGATAAAGCCGTCGCGCCTCCCGTGAAATCTCGGGACGCCAACGAGGGCAACGCGAGAATCAATACTGACTTCGAGCAATCTCAACTTGTGCAAGCTCGCTTTGGCGGGATGCGATGGGCGGGTGACGCAAGTTCACGACCTTACTAGCCATGGCACAATTCCAGACAGTTAAAGCGGTCTTCAACGGTGGCGAGATGTCGCCGCTCATGGATGGGCGCACGGATAGCGAGAAATACGCCACGGGCTGCAGACTGCTCGAAAACTTCATTGTGCGCAGTTGCGGCGGAGCCTTCAAGCGTCCCGGCACTCGCTACGGCACCAGCGGCGCGGATGTCACTGGATGCGTCCGACTCATCCCGTTTCGCCGGTCAACGTCCATCAACTTCGTGCTCGGGTTCAAGACGAACGCCATCAAAGTTTGGAGCTATTCGGCGGGCGTGTTTACGCTCGTCACGACGCTGACGACGACCTACAGCGAGGCAGAGATCGCGGACCTGCATTACTGCCAGCTCAACGACATCATGCACCTGACGGTTGCCACGGAGCATCCGAAGATCATCACACGCGCAACGGATGGAACGTGGAGCATCACGGATACGCCGTTCCAGTTCGCGCCAGCAATCGACCCTCCCGACGATGCCGTGACGCTCAAGATTGACTATGATGCGAACGATTGGGTGACGCTGAAGAGCTACGCCATTGGCGACTTTGTGCTGCAAGGCGGGCTTCTCTATCGCTGCATCACGGCCAATTCCGACGCGGCCTTCACTGGCGCAAAGTGGACGGTGGCAATTTACCTTCCGCCTTGGAACATCGGCACGGCTCACGTTGTTGGTGATGTCGTGGAATACTTCGGCTCGAACTATTTTTGCATCACGGCCCACACTTCCGCGACGGCAAACCGTCCAGGCGTCGGCGCTCAATGGGTTCTCATCCCGTTCACAGACTACCGGCTCATTGCATCCTCTGCGACATTTGACGCGAATGAAGTCGGCTCAACGTGGCTTCTCTCTCCCGGCTCTACGAAGCGCATGGTATTTGAACCGTTCGGCGCGGCGGCTTCGACCACTACGACGGCGGCAGCATTCATCCAAGGAAGCTACCTTGTGCGGACGAATTGGGGCGCGGGTAGTGCGCCGACGTTGACCACCGTTCAACTCCAGGAGAGCCTAGACCGCATCAACTTCACCACGATCAAAGAGTGGCGCATCCAAGGAGTGAACGAGGGGACAATCAGCTACACCTCCGATGCTCCGAACACGGGCGGATGGTATCGCATGGTGACGATTCGTGACACTGGCGCGTCCGCTCCTTCCGCTGACGAGACGATGACCATCGAGCCTGCCGTTGGGAAGCTTGATATTCCTTTCAACGTCGTATCTTACGTCTCAACTACGCAGGTGCGCGGCATTCCAAAGCTGGCCGTTGATTCGCTCATTCCAAACGAGGTTATCGGCACAGCGTTTCCAGTATGGCGCAAGGGCGCATTCTCCACTACTCGCGGATTCCCTCGCACGGTGACTTTCCACGATTCACGGCTGTGGTTCGCTTCGACAGCCACGGAGCCAATGCGGATGTGGGGCAGTCAGACGGATGACTTTTACACGTTCCTGACTGGCTCGCTCGACACCTCGGGCATCGACGTTACGCTTGCGGCGACGCAGGCGAATGACATCCAGTGGATTACCAGCTTCAAACGCACGATGGTCATCGGCACGACTGGCGAGGAATGGACCTTGGACAGCGGCGAGCAGGACACGGGACTGACGCCGGCGAACGTGCGCCTCCGCAGGTGGAGTCGCTACGGTTCAAGCAAGCATCAACCAGTCCTGTCTGGTGATGGCCTTTTGTGGCTTACCCGAGACAATCGCCTGCGCGAATTCGCCTACGTTTTCGAGAAGGACGGATATTCAGCACCCGAGATGACGCTGCTGGCAGAGCACGTCCTTTCAAACTCAGCAAGCGCGGCAGACTCCATCCTTCAAATCACCTATTCGCAGGCACCGGACCCGATTATCTGGATCACGTTCTCCAGCGGGA